CGGCGATGTCTGAATCATTTTGAAAAATCTGTGATTGGGCGCTATCGACTCCAGCTTGAAGACTCGAATCTGTTTGAACTAAAGAATTTATAGCTTGAACCAGATCGGAATCAGGTAAACTAGAATGAAGACTATCTAGGTCACCAACATTAAATGATATAACATTAGTTTTTACTCTAAATGCATTAAGTGTATCACTTAAATCTACAAAAGTTTTTCTAGCCATCGTTGTTCATCTTTTCTAATAGTTGTTTCATCATATCTTTTAATTCGTTCACATCGTCTTTTAGTTGTTCCATCTCATTTTTTTCTACTTCTTTAGCTTCTTTTACTTTTTTAGCTTTTTCTATTTCCGGTTCATTGGTGTTGAGTATGGCACCAGTTTCTTCGTCTTTCACCAAATCTTTTCCTAATCTTACTAACTTCATATTAGACTCCTAAAGCTATAGCTCTTAAATCTTTTATAATGGGAACTAAACTTGAGTTACTTGTTCTCATCACGATCTTAAGTTGAAATGTTGTAAATGGTAATAACGCACCATTGTCACCACCTATTAAATATGTATACTCTCTAAACACGTCTTTATTTTCATCACTTGGAACATTTGCAACTTTAGAAGCTAAAGTCCAAGAGATATTATCTAGTATCTGATCTTCTGTTATTGCTTTATAGTAAACATCAAAATCTGCAACTGAAGGTCTGTTAGCGCTAAGTAATACTTTAAGTCCTACAGCATCAGATAATAATGTCACCGGTTTAGTAATATGCTTAGACAGATGTGTTCCTGCAGTCTTATCAGTTTCTGCGACATAAGGATATGGTACGTTAAATCCTGCAGATGCCGACTGAGCTTGATTGTCAATTCTATTTCCTACAAGTATTAATGAACTTCTTTGTAAATCAATGACTGGTGAAACAAAGTCATTACTAGATGACATTGTAATTTTTGTTTGAACAGACTTAGTAGCTTTTGCTGCGTTCGTAACTACTCTCGGCGATAGTAGAAAATTATTATCTTTTAATGTAATGTCTAAATAAGAAGTATCTTTAGTGTAAGGTGTTTCACCACCAGCTAAAGATTTCCCTGTTGTTTGTTTCATTTGAGCAACTACACTAGTATTTTGTGGAACAAGATTTTCAACGTATGGTACTATCAGATCATATTGATAGTTGACAGTTGAAGTAACATTTAAACCACCACCTGAAGTAGTAGAAGTCGCTGCACCTCCAGCATTAAAGAAATAGCAATCACCAGATATTTTTGTAATGGTTACTGTCTGACTCGCACCGAAAGCAAGTCCGCCTACTGTTCCCATGTTCTTTAACACAACTGAATCACCTACATTTAGTCCGTGATTTTTTATATTAACTTTTACCTCTACAGATCCTGAAGTTACGTCAATTGGATTTCCTGGAAGTAATCTTTCTGGTAATGTAGTGTTATTTAATATTGCTGTATGATTTCCAGTCGCAAACTTACATCTGTTAATTCTAAACTTAAGATCCATGTCATAGACTGGTTCCCATTTGTAAGTGTTTTGTGGAAGATAAAGAGCACCTATAATAGTTCTCTTTGAAACTCTTTCTTGAGTTGACCCAACGATAAGATCTCCAGTTTTTCCAGCCCAGATCTTATAGTCTTTACTATCTGATTGAACTGCTATAACATATTCTGTAAATGAATCAAGAAATATCGGCTCATCAAATTCAAAATTAGTTCCAACAGCGCCTGTAGTTGAAATATTTATTGCCGCCGGTGAATGATACTTTGTTGATCCTGGAACTATAACTTCTCTTGATGGTACTCCATTTATTATTGGTATAATTTGAATCCATACAGGTAAGTCTGCATCTTTTGCGCTAAAGAAAAGATCAACAGATGATACAAACATTCCAGTTTCATTATTGACAAAGAATGATTGCGCTAGTGGATCTATTCTTCCTCTAGTATCAGAAGTTCCAATCACTCTATCTGATAGAATATTTGTGTCTGACCCTAAGACAGATATGTGTCTTGTTGATACAACATTAGTTCTATTTCTTTCAATAGCTCCAGCTGAGTTATATAAAGCAACTGCTCTCGTCGAAGCATTAGTTTCATCTGATGTCGTAATGTCAAGAAGTTTAAATTCTCTTACACCAGCTCGAAAAGTTATTTGTGGTGTATTAGGAATAAAGAACGTTCCAGAAACTTTACCTTCAGCGTCTGTTATTAAGTTTGTACTTCCTGATGGATGAGCCGTGGCAGCTTCTTGAGTATTTCCAAATTCAGCACCATCTGAATCAGCACCATGAAAAGTAAACGTTTCTTCTCTACAAAATGCTGATACATCAACATTGTCAAAGTATGGAAAGACTCTTGTGTTAGGTCTCATACCGATTGCTTCGAAGTGTACAAGTCGAGATCTAATAAATGGAATTATTGCGATGTCGACAACTCTTGCGTCAATTACTTTTCTTATTGTTTCAGAAGATACTACTCTATTAACAATAGTTTTTTCTACTGATTCTAACCCACTATTTAATAACTGAGAAGTATGATGACCAAATGATCGAGTATTTGTTCCTTCATGAGTCGTTTCTTCTGTTACTGTTCCATCAAAACTTGTTCCTATCCAATTCCATTTCCAACTTTCCCAAAGTGTATCTTCGTCTTTTGAAAGAGTACTAGCACCTGAAATAGATTTTGTTCCAGATTTAAATTTATCTCTAAAATCATCTGAAGATGGTGATAACTTAATGTGTCCATTGAACTGAAATACGTCAAAAGAATTAATATCTATTGCTTTCGAAACTTGAAGTTGTTCTACTTCTGCAGAATCTGAAAAATTAAGATAAAGGTTATCGCCTTTTCTTACAACACCAGAAGTATCAGTGTCGCCTGAATCATAAACTAATCCTATATTATTTTCATAATATGCAGGATGTAATGAATGATCTTTTGGATCTACTGAAGCACTATATTGAGAACTTGTAATAGCAGATTTAGATTGATCTTTAAAATTATCAACAGAGAATCCAATTTTAACTCTTTCGTTACCAGATGAATCAGTTACTGATAACTTATTAGTATCAAGCTCAAGTATACTAAGGCTGTGTAGTTCTTCTATTCTTTCAACTCTTTTTTCAATCTTTCCAATGTCTTTCATCGTGAAGCCTTTTGCTTCAATTAAATCATATGCAACGTCATCACCGTTAAGAGTATTCGCACCCATTTTTACTCTATATAATTCTAGTGAGTTAGTAGGAGTCTCTGGAAATTTTGGAGTCAAAGAGGCTGATCCTAATATAACTTTAAGATCACCAGTTTCATTTACTGTAACTTTATCATTTCTAGGTTTGAAATATGTATTGTCAGAAGTAAGTGTTGTCGAAGTTCTCGGAAGACCTATAATTTTATGTCCTGATCCAGTAAATTGACCATTAATATCTTTGGTTGGTCGAAAATCATAAACATCTCTCAGCTTAAATACTTCTCCTGTTTTAGAAGTAAATTCTGGAATCTCAGAATACGTTGTAGTGTTGTATGAGTTAACATTATAAAAATCACCAGTATTGGTTGATACATAATGTAGAAATGTTGCAACTACGGTTCCTGGATTTGAATATTCACTTTTAAGAACTACTTTGCCTTGTTGATAGTATGCATCTCTTTGCCCGTCATCTAAATCAAACATATGTGTTACAAGAGGACCGTTTCCACTGTCTTTATGAATATGAGATATGCTAAAAATATCTTCTACACCGAGTGGTAAAGCAGTTATAACATTACCCATTCCATCAGATTCTACCGCGGCTGCTCCGACAACTGTTCTACTCGTTCTTGTTTTTGACTTTGGACCGGCTGAAGCTTTATTAACGTAACCAACAACTGTTATTTGTTTATTAGGCATATTTGTTTTAATACGAGAAGCTGCGATACCGTCTCCACTTGGTATTGAAGGCATGATTATTTCTGGCCCACTATCAGATCTAAAAGATAACCAGTCAGTTGATTGAGTGAAAGTTTCTCCTGGTGCAGTTAAGTTAACACCAAGTTCACCGATAGAATCAGTTGTTCCTTGAAACATTCTTTGAACTACAACACTAATATCTGAGATAGTAGAAGGTCGAGTATTAGGTAACTTAAATAATAGTGATTCTTTATCGGCTTCATTTAATTCAGCTATTACTTTGCCATTAGCATCAGTTTTGGTTCTTAGGGCTACGCGTCTATTTACGCTACTTCCAATTGTTCTAGCATCTCTAAAATTTTTACCTGAATCAATCTTTATATCATGAAGGAAAAATCTGAACGATCCATCAGTATTTTTATCAAGTGATCTGACTCTACATGTTCCTATCTTTGAAGCTGCATCTCCTGGATTAGTAGTATTCGATGAAATATTGATGTTAACGTGTTGAGTAATAAAATCATTATCAATTCGCGCTGAATCTCCATGAACAAAATTGCCAAACTGAATAGATGTCGGCTGATTATTAAATGCTATTGTATCTGTAGATCTTGGAACGTTTATCTTAGTAGGCGTAGGATTATTAACTCTGTAACCATTAACATACGCTGTTCCTTCACTCACAGTAAGTTGTAAGTTTGAAGCATCTGCAGAATCATATGAAACTGTAAAAGGATTGACAATATAGTTTCCTGACTCTTCTTTTGTTCTTTGTGCAATGATATCATTTATTCTGTTGTAAGAATTTTGACCATTATTTGTTTCTATTATTCTTGAATTTTCTATCTTAGCAATAGGAACAAATGTTTCACCAGCGACAATAGAATCTTGAGTTACTAATAAAAGTTTAATTCTAAATCTATCTGCTCCAGGAGCTGTTTGATTTAAAGTTGCTCCTTGATTGTCAAATAGATTAACATCATCATCAACACTTACTACATCTTGTGTAACTTTAAATCCAATATTGACTGATTTAGACTTATCATATTTTGATATAATTAATGATTGCGCGTCTACACTTATAAAAAATCCTTGAACGAAAAAATCACTTGAACCGATACTGACTCTAACACCAGCACCTATTGCTGGATTAGAAGCCGTATTTACAGTTTGAACTGTCATGTTTGATGCACCAACATTAGATGCTAATTGTTCACCCGGCGTAACTCTAACTGGTGTAGCACCTGAAGTTCCTGCTATACTGTTTGTGTATCTTACATATAATGTGTTTGGATCTGAACCTGCCGCTGCAAAAGTATCTAATATCTTTACTATAACTCCAGACGTTTGTCCAGTGAATTCTGTTCCTTTGATATCTGTTGGAAAATTCGCATCAGTTATTTTAATGAATTCATAGTTGCTGTTTATAACTAATCCACCAGGATTGACTGCAGCACCTTCTTTAAATATATTTTTTCCAAATCTTTCAATCTCTTTTTGAATAATAGTTTGTAATTGTATAAGTTCTCTTGCTTGAAGAGCTCTTCTGGGATTGAATAAGATTCGATGAAAACCATGACTGTCTTGATAGTCATCTTTATACTTACTCGCAAATAAATTTTCAGTTAATGTAGTTGGCATTTATAAACTCTTAAATTTGTAAAATAATTTTTATGTCTTCATTTTGTGAAGATGATCTATCGACTGGTGTTCTATTATTTAAATACTGCAACTTAACTGATGCAGGATTAATTAGTGGTGCTACTAATGCAGAATCAATACTTCCTTGACCAGTACCATTACTTTCTGTAAGAGCTTCACCATTTAGAAAAGGTCTAAATCCGGTTTCATCAGTTTGATGATAAAATACTTTATTGGAATCAATCTTGTCAACCAAAGCCTTAGCACCTGTAGTTGTACCAACTATAAGTTTGTCAGAACTGAACACTGATGTTATCGACGAAAGTGTCAAGTGTTTTAAGCAATTACCAGTTAGACCTGAGAATGCAGAGTCAGCAATAGTTTTCTGAACTCCTTTTAGTATTCCTACTTGTCTAAAGTCCTGACCGGTAACAAAATCAGAATCAGCTCCTTCAACTTTACAATGTACGCATATTGCAGATGTTTTTAAATCAAACTTTGCGTTACTTCCCCAACCATCACGAGGACTAATTACTGCTCTTGCAGCAGCGCCAGTTCCACCGCCACCTACTAACGTTATTGTCGCATTAGTATATCCTTGTGGATAGTCTAGAGTTGATGAATCATTTGCAAATTCTATTTTTGTAACTGTTCCTGAGTTACTATCGATAGTTGAAAAGGCAGTAAAAGAACTATCGCCGTCACCTGTGATTAAGACTGTTGGAGGTGATGTATAACCGTTTCCAACATTAGTGACAACAATCTGTGTTATTTGTCTTTTATCAGCGTTGTTCTGTATTTCAAATTGTTTTGTGTGTGCACCACTAGAATTGGAATCTACCGATGATATTATTCTTGTAGGCATAAAGGCCGCTGTCATAAACTTCCGAGCTTCGTCTTCAATTATAGTGTATAAGAACTTCCAAACATATCCATCTGCTGTTTCAAATGCATCGTTATTAGATCCACTAGGTTGTACTGTAGATGGAACAGCTGCTCCTAAATTATTTTTCCCACCACGTAAACAGATGTAAACACTAAAGCTTTCGGTTATAACATAAAAAGAACTTGAACCGTATCCTACTGTTCGATCGTCCCAACCAACATAAGTTGTGCCACTTATCCAATTAACTCTTGGAACTACAGTAGAAACTCCGGTAATTTTCTTTATGCTTTGTAAGCTGTTTCTAAACTTTCTTTCTTCATCTAGATTATTTAAAGGTGTTGGTGCAGTATCACTACTATCCCATTGTTCGGACTTAGCAAAACCTATGTATGTAGGATCTGCTGTATCTTCTATAATTGTTACAATCTTGTCTACGATAGCTAACTTTAATCTATCTGTTATTATAGCCGCCATATCATTTTATCCTGTATCGTGTTAATGTTATTTATACCTGTTTCATCAAAGATTAGACATATAGTTCCATGTCCTTCCATGTGAATCATATATCCCTTGATCGAGTGTTTCTTTTGTGTTATCAAATCTAATATCAATTGGAAACCCGTTGATTTGATCTCTATCCATTCTTGGACTACTTGCATCTGCCATATCAAAAATTGATCTATAGATTTTATCTAATACTCCAATTGAATCATCTTTATATTTTCCTACTGTTTCGTTTGGATCCATTCTTACACTAAATACTCTGTTTGAACCTGGATCATTTGAAGTGTAACTTATAGAAGAGTCCTTTAATCCAAAAGTGTTGTTACTGTTTGCTGTCCATGAACTTGGAACACTGTCTACTTGATTGAATTCAATCGTATTGATGCTATCGCCAGTCATAACGTATGCCGTTGCACCCATATTATCTATAATAGTGATATCAGGGACATCGCTCATTACTATTCCGGCATTATCATCAAATACTAATATTGGTAACGTAGCACCTTTAGTAGAATCAAATATAGGAGCCAAGGCTGAAAGCTGAGTTTCAATATCTGGTTGTATTAAGACTTCGTTAGAAAGAAAGAATCCAGCAGGATGTACAAACTTTTTATATAGTTCTCCCCAAATGTTAAATGAAAGAGGAACTTTTAGTAATATTGATAATATTTGAAAAGCAGCTCCATCTTGCAAAATACTGTAAGGATCTCCTACTAAATGATTTGAATCGTTCAATGTAAAGATATCGTTTTTTGGATAACTTACTTCTACGTCTTCACCAAAGAATCCTCTAAAAAAACCTTCTGCGGAGTATCGAGATCCTTTTACTCTAAAGAATCTTGCAAAGTTTCTTATAACTTCTCTTGGACTTTTAAAGAATGACTGAGACATTCCTTGTGCAAATTCACGAAACATATTATCCAAATGTTGTAATGAAGAAGCTTCTACATCACGTATTGTATAAAGATCCTGAATTAATGC